CTCATACTGTGACAGCCCCAACCCTTGCGGGTTTTTCCATCACAGTCAGCGGTAAGATCCGCGGTCAATATTTACATTGGCTACCCTTCTGACGCCCGTAGCGGCGTACTGATATTAAGTTTACTTAATATCCAGAAAGGACAATGCAAGACCGTAACAGTACCGGCGAGTAAGAGGCTAAAGCTAAAGCCTTCGAAAAGTCGGGGTGCTCCCAGTTAAGGAAGTCCCGTTAATAAAGTAGGTAAACCACGTTTGGTGGACCTAGTTTCACGAGGATGTTCTCCTTCTCTAGAGAACCTAAAAACCGTAACATAAGCGAACCTAGATAGGTTAGTTAGACCTATTATTTTAAATAAACCTATAGCTGGTAATCAATCAGACTATAGTTCCCTTTAGCAGGGTTTAGTTGCCAACTCATTCATATGAGCAGGGGGATCTACCCCATTTATCGGCTCGTATACGAGTCATATAAAATAGCAACCTAGTTTATTTAACTAGATTCCTTCTTAGTCTTAGTTTCTAAGAACGTAGATAGAGATACTGATCCTTGGATCACAGGTGTCCATCTTTTCCATAGTTTCATACTAATTGATTCTTTGGGGTAAGATGTCGGACTATGACGGATTAGATCCCCCGTAACGGAGGGTACTAACGCCACTTCTCTAGAATGTTCGATAACCTTAACTAAAGCAGCTGCGATAGTTTTGGCCGTACTTCTAGGATCAAACAAGGCCGTACGAACCTCAGTAATGAGATCCAGTGCGTCTTGTCTAGGTGGCAACACCATCAAGTCTAATAGATGTCTTAGGGCATCCACGATCAATCTTTTTGGAAGTAAGTTGAGATTAACTTCTCGTCTCACTTTTACCGGTATTTCCGGTGTCGGTCCTAAGAATGAGGGTTGGAAGATTGGGTCATCTTTGGCCTCATGGAACATTACCCAACCATGTGAAATCTCTTTCAACTCGGCTGGCCCAGGAATCGTTCGTTTTTCGGCGATACGAGTCCATCGAGGTCCATCTGTAGTTTCAACAGGCACAGTTAGTTTGGGATGAATATGCCCAAACCAACCTTCGGCTGCAACTTTCTCAGTCGCAGGTTTATCTCCTAATAAATTAAGGATGTTTCCTTTTAAATTCCAGAAAGGCCCCGTGTCAGATAATTGAGACTGGTACACTCTGTCCAGCTTAATCATTAACTCTCGAGTTTCATTAACCGTAAAGGTCTTTAAGACCTGTTCGGTAGCGATTCGTACAGAGGGTTGCGGCGGTGCTCCTAACTCCAATAAGGATAAAGCTCCTTCTTCGGTTGTTGGAACCTGTAACGCGACTAAGAGCATTCTTAGTTTATAATTTAATTCAGTAAATTTAGCAGAGTTCAATTTTGCCAAGGCCCGGTATCTGAAACCGAGTAATTTAGCAATTTCTATAGGACTCAACCTATATTTCCGCGAGAATTCGAGTAATCTACCGTAGTCAAATAGAGCTGCGGTAAATTCCAGAATTGGTACAGGAGATATATCTTCACCTTTATGGAAGACGCGTTTAGCGAATTCCAATGTAAGGTTATGATGGTCTCTCGAAAGTATAGACTTATGCAGTCCAACTTCCATACCAATGATTTTCAAAATCTTTAGGTATTGTTTAGCGACTTTCTGATTAAATATAACCAAGTCATCTCCTAGAACAGCGTAATCAGTGAACCAAGTTCCTACTGGAACTTCTCCTGATTGCCAGGCTGATACCTGCACCAAGAAGTGGTGTGTTAAAGCTAACGAAGCCCAAGAGCTCAATGCTCCCATAGGTTGACCAATAGCGTATTTCAACATCAAATTGGTATCGTATTTAAGAGAAGAAAGGTGGTATTCTATACCAACCAGTATTCTACCCCATGCATCTGCAAGGGTCTGCCCGATTAGAGCAGAAACAATTGCTTGTTGTAAAATCAACGGCAGTCTATCCGTTGCTGTCTTTAAATCAAGGCTGAAAGCCATACGATAACTCTTAT